CCTGCGCCTTCGAATTTGTTAATCAGGTGCTCGATAGCTATATCCACACCCTGCGCCCGCACTTCAGCCAGGAAAGCTTCGGTGGCCGGGGTGTTAAGCGTAAAATCATGTCGACCTGATTTTAGGTATGCAATGGCGATCTTTGTGGCTGCGCACTCGACAGCGAATTTCTCTTTTTCAGCAGCCAGCGCCGCGCATCTGGCTTCTCCTTCTGCCACGCCAGCCAGGTACGCTTCGAACATATGCTGTGTCTTCTCGCGCACAAAGCTTCTGTCGTTTTCCATCGCTGGCGAGCAGCCATTGTTGTTCTTGGTAAACCACTCGATAAATTTCTGTTTCATACCCCTACCCTCCCCCAAACCATCAATACCCTTCTCATCGCCGGACTGTTGCGGCACTTCTGGCAGATCACGTTTGTGTCCGTCCGCTGAATTAACTTCGACTTGCCCTGCTTCATGCCCGGTATCGTGTCAGGGGCGAAGCGCATGCCGTAGCTGGTCAGGCTGTAAAGGCGCTGGCCGTATTTGCCTTCACAGCTGATAAGGCCGTCGGCCAGCAGCGTGCTCACCGTCCCGGAAATCTTTTTGGTGGTCATGCCGATCATGGTGGCAATGCGAGCACTATTCAGGCCCGGGTTATTACGCAGGGCTGCAAGAATCTGCCCACGAATTGTTATGGTCATGCTGCCCCCTTAGAACGGTAAGAATCCCACGTGAATGACAGAGTGCACCCGCCTCCATCGCTCATGCGATCAAGAACGCGTTCGCCGATGAATGCAGCCAGTTCTTCCCGGGTCTGGTTGCTGATCAGGATGGTTGGCTTCATACGCTCATAACGGGTGTTGATGATTTCGAACATGATCAACTTCTCGGCGTCGCTTCCGAACTGCACGCCGACCTCGTCGATAATCAGCAGATCAGGTTTCGTGAAGTAACGGATCACCTCATCCTCAGTGCGGCTTGAACCTTTCGACCAGGTTGACTTGTACTCACGGGCAATTTTTAGCGCCGTGGTAAACACTGCAGAACTCTGGTGTTCTGTGATCGCATGCCGTGCGATAGCCAGTGCCAGGTGATTCTTTCCGGTACCTGGTTTGCCGCACATCACAAGACCGCCACCCTTCTGCAAACGCTCTGGCCAACGGCTTGCATATGCCTGGCACACCTTAAGTGCGCGTTTTGCGTCGTCATTCACTGGCTCATAGTTCTGCAGCGTGCAGTTTTCGAAGCGCGCCGGGATGTTCAGTCCGTCCAGCAGGCGCTCGATGTTTCTTTTGCGGGCTGCTTCGTTGATGCTAATTCTTTCCGCCTGCAAGCGACCTAACTCCTCTTTGAGGCATTCAGGGCAGCAGCTTGGGCGCGGGGGAATTTTCACGACAGAGTTTAAGAAATGCCTGGTCCTGCATTCAAATGGGCCATGCGTTTCGCAGTTCTCGGTGCTGATAGTTAGCTCGATATCTTCATGCTGAACTGGCGGCTGGCTCAGCTCAGCAATGCGTTTCTCAAGTTGATTGATTTTTTCATCCAGCGTCATGATTAGTCCCTCGCCCATGCAGGAATTTCAGTCTGGCCGTAGTCTTTGCCAGCAAAGTTCTCAGATACGCGAGACGGAGCGCGGGAAGGCTGCTTAGCGCCTTTCGGCTCAAACAATCCCTGCCAGCCGTTAGCAATGCTCTGGTTGATAATTTCTTCAGGCTGGTATCCGCTGCACTTGCAACGCTCAAGCAGGTTGATGGCCTGGGTAACCGTCTGCTGAGACTTGATCGGTTTTTTCAGGTCACGACGATAATCGACCCATGACTTCCAGACTGAGACTGACAGCCATTCAGGAAGGTCAACAGCAGCCGGATCGAACGAAGCCGGTTTGGGGGATTTAGGGGGTTTATTAATATTGTCTTTATTGTCTTTTGTATGTTTGTCTTTTGTGTTTACCTGATTTGGGTAAGTGTCGTTACCTGATTCGGGTAAACTTTTCTTACCTGATTCGGGTAAATTTACCTCTTTCAGGTAAACTTTATTTTCGTTACCTGATTTGGGTAATTTCACCCATTCGCTGACCGCTTTGTTAATCCCCACAGTTCGCCCGATTTGGGTAAATACCCCACGCTTAACTAACGCACTTTTAGCCGCAGAGCATTTGTGTGGGAGGATGCCGGTCAGGGCAGATAACTGATCATTGCTTACCCAGTCTGCCTTTTTGTTGAAACCGTATGTTTTGCGCATTACTGCCATGAAGACCAGCAGCTGATGCTGAGACAATCCAGCCAGCATGACAGCCTCCAGAAGTTCATTGGCGATGCGCGTATAGCCATCATCAAGATCTGCCACGCGCGGCTCCTTAGGTGCCACGTCAGGCACAGGGAAATTGATTACTTCGGCAGTGTTTGCCATAATTGCTCCTGTGAATTGATCCAGTTAATTCCATCTGAAAGCCGTTGGTGTTACAGCACCTCGGCTTTCGCCCTTTCTGCGTTCATGCTTCAAAATCTCCCTTCTCTCCATCCCTGTTCGAAATCAGGATGGCCAGCAGCAGCGACATGTTCGGTACCAGGTTCTCCCGCCACCGGCTGACTGTGGATTTGTTGATGCCAGCTACTTCGGCTATCCGGGCGGTACCCAGATCAGCGATTTGACGCTGCACCCAACTCTCAATTCGTCGTGCCTCCGCTTTGTTGCGTGTCGTTAAGGTTTCCATTTGCGATACTTCCTCTGAATTAATTGGTTATGCCGCGGTATTTCGCGGCGAGGCAAAAACCAGGCTCTCTTTGAGCACCGGATCCTGGCGGTGAAATTTTTTTGTGGCATCTTCGATAGCCGATGCCATTTCTGGTGATGCGCGACGATTTCCGTAAGCGATCTGGTCCAGATAACCTGGCGTTGTGTTTGCCAGTTTTGCGAGCTGCGCCCATTCGTCTGTAGTGGCGCCCTTACGCCAGCGATGCAGTTCAGTACTCATTGGTGTCTCCGGTTGAGTCGTTTGATTTGGAGTTTAGCGTTATGCTAAATACTACGCAAGCAACATTTAGCAATTTGCACATTTATCATTTTGCTAAAAGCAGTAACAATGCAGGGATGGAAAATAAAGAAATCAGAAAAGCCAACCTGGAAGCGCTGTATGAGAAGCGCCAGCACGAGTCTGGAATGACAAAGGCGCAGTTCGCCGAGCTCATCGAGACAAGTCCGGCTGCGCTTAGCCAGCTGCTGGGACCAAACCCTCATCGCAATATCGGCGATAAGATGGCTCGCAAAATTGAAAGTGCGCTTGATCTGCCTTTTGGTTGGATGGATGTTTTACACACCAGTGAAGAACCTTCGAACGTTGCATTTCGAGGACTGAACGAGACAAAAGGAAGTTATCCTGTAATCAGCTGGGTAAGCGCGGGGCAATGGATGGAAGCTGTAGAACCTTATCACCGAAGAGCGATAGATCGCTGGTATGACACGACTGTTAACTGCTCAGAAGATTCATTCTGGCTTGACGTTAAAGGGGATTCTATGACCTCCCCGGCCGGGCTGAGCATACCAGAGGGGGCAGCGATACTTGTTGATCCTGAAGTCGAACCGCGCAACGGGAAGCTGGTTGTCGCGAAGCTTGAAGGCGATAACGAAGCGACCTTTAAGAAGCTTGTAATCGATGCCGGCAGACGCTTCCTTAAGCCTCTTAACCCCGCATATCCAATGATAGAGGTTAACGGCAACTGCAAAATTATCGGCGTTGTGGTTGATGCCAAGATACTGAACATCCCATAACCTCACGCAAATCCCGCTCAAGCCCGCCATCGCGCGGGCTTTTTTTCGCCCTAAATTCCTGCCCTGTAAATTTTTAATCGCTTATTAATCAATGCGCTAAATAAAACCCACCAATAATTTAGCATTTTGCTATTGCGCATAATTTAGCATCACGCTAAATTTACCCCATCGAAACGAAACATCGACAGCTGAGCGAAGTTAGCCAGCGGCGAAGTTGAGATTCGGTCAGTCGAACGGCGCGACAGTAAACCATGCGTCGGACCATAGGCGGGCTCAGGGAGAGCGGCAATTATGGCAAAGCGAAATAGATTTATTCCAGTCCATTCGAAGCTGAGTGGGCTGTGCTGAATCACAAGAGGATTTTTTATGACTCAGACATACATTCCGGCGTGTTTAAGAGACCTTCCTAAGAAGCGTCAGAAGCCACGCAAACAGGCGATTAAAGAAGCGCAAGTGGAAGTTCTGAATAAGGAAATCGCATCGATAAAAGACGATATGCGTGCGTTCAAAACAGAAGAGCAGCGTCGCGGTCATTACCAGGCGATCAGCACAATCTCACAGATTCGTGATGAGTTGTAGCAGCTGATAGATAAAGCATTTCTCCCGCATCAGCGGGTAACGACAGAGGATAAGGCGATGGCATGTAAGTGTTTCACAGAAGTTAAGGAAAGGATGATAGAGCGCGTCAAAGAGGCGCTTGGTGATGCCGTTCATTCGATGGATGAGTGTGATTTTGGTAACCGCGTTTGGGTTCTCGAAAAAGGCGACTATTGCCAGGTAATGCTCCCCTTCAACGTGCGATATCGCAAGCGCAAGAAAAACGGAGATCCGGAGCGGCGCCTAACAAACGCTGACACCAAACTCGCAATCAATTACTGCCCTTTCTGTGGAACGAAGTTCGAAGGTAAGGCCGCCTAACCAGCGGCTTTTTTATCGGCCATACATAGGCAGATTTTCGAGTCTGCCCATTTATGACAACCGGTGGCCATCCACCGCCCATTGAAACACTGAATAAATGCGTTGAAGTCTTGTATTAACCGTTCCGTTCGCCGCGATAAGGCCAAGAGGATTTATGAGCAAAGAAATGTTGCTGCAAATTATCAACGATGCCCAGCTCAGGGCCGACAGTAAAACCCTACCGCTTGAAGTACGCATTCGCTCAAGAGTAACAGTCAACGATTGTATCGTGAGAGCAGATAAAGAAGGCTGGCCGCTTGTTTATAAAGGAAAAGGCCGCTGGGCTATGGGAAGTGCATCATGACAGTCACTCACAACGGCAAGCAGTACACCGCCAAAAAGCTCAACGATAACGAGTGGCAACTGACGTCACTATCGGCACCGCGCGACAAGCTGACGCTGAACCGCTGGCAGATGCATATCGCTGGCCCCCTGGAACAGGTTGAGGTGAAGGTATGATCGGGATGCACTACGGCACTGCATCAGTGCCACGTAGCGAGGTTTTACCGGGCACAATGCTGCAGCACCACGGCAAAACATATCGCGCCTCTGCGAACGTTGAGAAAGGCCTTTACGCCTTCAACATCTTCGAAAAAACCATCATCAAAAGTGATTCCGTCGTTGTGCTCCTGAATGAGCGCGGCGAACCGATGGTTCACTGATACCAACCACCCTATTCAACCGATCGGCCTAGCTTTCTGCGGGCGAGATCTGCACATCCAAATTTCAGGAGTTCAGCCATGAACGCATACCTCACTTACGACCGCATCGAAGATCGGCGCTGGGCTAAACAGCAGCTCACCGACGAGAAGGAGAGGTGGGTCGACGACCGGGCGCAGCAAATCATCGACATGATGCCAAAAGAACCGTCCGGCCTCTTCCACTTCACGGTCCCGATTGACTCCAGCCCATACGAAGGACTTCGCAGCGATAAAGCTGGCGAGGCCTACAACGATTTCATTTCGGCAGTTGCTTATGCCCAGGCGGAATACGACTGGGAACACCGTACCGGCTGCCCGTTTTAATTTTTGAGGGGATTAACGATGGCAAACGA